CTCGCCAGTGGCAAGTACATCGACGAGCGGTTCATCGCTGACTGGCTGGAGGCACGGCTGGGTGAGGATTGCGCGCAGGCCATCATCGATGCGTCGGCGAGGCGGTCCAAGATTCCGTACACACCGGGAGGCTTCGCGGTCTTCGAGTCCATTGTTCGTGCTCGATACGCCCAGGGTGTGCGGGTCGGTCACTTCGCTGACGATTCGCTGACTCTGACGATTCCGACGCCAGCCCAGCTCGTACCGGCAGACCAGACCGCCCGCATCTTCCGGTTCAGCGGGTCGCTGCTGCTCGCCGGCGCCATTCACCGCATCCAGTTCAGCATCGCTGCGAACGCCGCATAAGGAGGCCCCATGCCACTGATTCCCGAAGGTCTGAAGACCTACAGTCCGCGAGATGTCACGGTCCTCATCAGCGGCGTGCCGATTGGCGGGTTCGCTGACGGGACGTTCGTGGCCATTGAGTTCCCTGAGTCCTTTACGGTCCAGAAGGGTGCGCAGGGTGCGCACACCCGGAGCCGTGTCGCAGACGCATCGGCGACGATGACGCTCACCTTGCAGCAGACGAGCTCCAGCAACGCGATTCTCGCCGCCCTTTTGGTCGCAGATGTAAGCCTCAGCGCCCCGTTTTCCGTGCTCGTGCGCGATAACCTCGGCCTCGACCTGGTCGCAGCTCCTCAGTGCTACATCACTCAGCGCCCGTCGCTGGAGTTTGGCGCTGATGCAGGCAACCGAGAGTGGGGTATCACCATGCACAACGTCGCCGGCGGCGCGCTGGGGCAGGTATAACCCATGACGGCAGCCATCACCCGCACCATCAAAGACGACAAGGGCGTCGAGCACCAGTACCACTTGGTGCAGTTCGGCGCGTTGCAGGGCATCAGGCTCGGCTCGCAGTTCATGGAGCTGGTCGCTGGCTCGCTCCAGCTCGAGGGCGGCGTGTCCTCCATCATCCGCGGCGGCGTCCGCGCACTCGCCACGGTGGGCAACGAAGCCTACCTGCTGGAGATGGTGAGCCTCTGCAGTCGTGACGGAGAGCGTCTCGACCAGAGGCATGTCTTCGAGGCGGCCTATCAGGCCAACTACGGCGAGCTGCTCCGTGCACTGGAGTTTGTGGCGGAGGAGAACTTTGCGGGTTTTTCCAGCGCCGTCGGGGACGTGATCGGCCGGCGGCTGGTATCGATGCTGGCACCGCAGCCCGGGTCCAACGAGTCATGGCTGGCCGCCCTGCTCACTGGGTTCTCTGGCCCATTGTCCGAGCCCAGCTCGGCACATGGCTCGAAGTCTCCCGACACTGGACCCTGACCGACGTCTTCGGCGCGCTCGAGTACCTCGATGCGCAGGCGGAGATACAGGCCATCCTCACCCCACCAAAGCCAGCGAGTAAGAAGTGAGTGGAGCGCTGAGAGAGATAGTCGGCCTGCTCGGGTTCGACGTCGACGAGCGCTCCATCGTGCGAGTCGACAACCAGCTCGACCGCTACCAGCGGCGCGTGGCTGAGGTCACTGCGGCTCAGCAGCGTATGAGTCTCGGGCTCTGGGCTGGTATCGCTGCGGGGCTCGCGGCAAACGCGTGGTATCAGGCCAACTCGGAGGCCCAGACCCTCGCCGCCTCCCTTGACCTGGTCACTGGTAGCGCTGAGGGCACCGCGCAGGCGATGGCGTTCGTGCAGGAGTTCGCACAGCTGTCTCCAGACTCTTTGGCGCAGGTGACCGCCGCATACCAGATGCTGCGTGCGCAAGGGCTGGACCCCACAACTGAGCGTATGACCGCGCTCGGCGACTCCGCCGCTGCTGTGCAGACGGACGTGCAGACGCTCATCGATGCCATCAGCGGCGGCACGATCGGCAACACCGAGCGGCTTGATGTGCTGTTCGCTCGATTCGGGCTAAACTTCAGCTCGCGCCAGGGTGTGCTCTCCGCCATGATCGATGGAGAGATGCGCGAGATTGGTTCCTCATTCGAGGAGATTTCAGCGTTCGTCGAGGAGCTCGGGCAGGGTCGTTTCGCCGGAGGCATGGAGCGGATGGCCGCGACGATGTCCGGCCAAATGGGAATGCTCGGCGATAGCGTCTACCAGTTCCTCGTTTCCGTTGGCGACGCTGGCCTCCGCGATGCAGTGACCGGGCTGGTGCAGAGCACGACCGCGCTGCTCGACACCAACGGCGACCTGAGCACGGTCATCGGTCGAGCTCTCTCGCGTGCGGTCCGTCTCGCGGCGATGGGCATGCAATGGCTCGCTGACAACCAGGACAAGGTCCAGCAGGGGCTGTCATGGATTGGCACGTGGGTCGCTGGGTCTACTCTGGTGCGCATGGTCCACCTGCTCCGGCAGGTCAGCCTGTCGATGGGGCTCATTGCGCTGGAGGCGCTCGCTGTTCAGCTTGCGGTGGGTGCCGCATTCATTGGTGCCGCCTTCATCATCGACGACTTCATGGGCTGGCTCGCCGGCAAGGACTCGGTCATCGGCACATTCGTCGACGCCAATGGGGAAGCGGACGGAGCCATGGGCGACCTCGCACGGTTCTTCCTCGACCTTCGCGACCACGGCAAGGATGCGCTCGACCTCATGTGGGCAGACATTCAGTCCATCTGGGCCGGCATTCGCCAACTTGCGAGCATGGCCTACGACCACTTCGCCGCACCGGTGGTGGATGCGATCGATGTTATCCGCGAGGCGCTCCGAACAATGGTGCCGGAGGAGATTCGCCCATACCTCGACTGGCTGATGAGCAACACAGTCGGGAACACAATCGGCCGCCACCCTCTGGCGATGATCGGTCGCATGGTCACCGGCGACTTCTCCGATTCCACGGACGCAGGCAACCGACTCGCCGGCGGCATGATGGGCGGCGCTTCGGCGTCGCGTCAGCTGACCGGCGCAGACGGCGCACCCATCACCAGCGCAGGCACAGAGCGCACGTGGTGGCAGTGGATGCGTGGCGTGGATGCCGAGTCCGGAGGCGGCGCATCGATGGCGCAAGCGATGATGCCGGCGAACCAGAACACCCAGCGCAACGTCACCATCGATGTCCAGCCCGCCGAAGTGCTCCTGCAACTCACTGTCGACTCACCCGACGTCGCCGACCAGGTCGCACGACGGCTCCAGCGCGAACTCCCGTCGCTCATGGCCGCAGCGCTCGAGCCGGCATTCGAGCGCGCTCGGCTGGAGGAGTAACGGATGGCACGACCCATTGCGACATCCGGCGCATCGATGGTCTCGCTCACGCGCGAGCTCGTCTGGGATGCCACCATCACCGAGAGCTACAGCCTCAAGTCAGACGTCACCGAGAACGAGGTCGAGGACGGTGCGAGCACCAGCGACCACGCACGCCTGCGTCAGGCAGAGCTGACGCTCGACCTCATCGCAACGACCTCGCCACTCAACGGTGAGGCCTCCAGCGATGACCGCGACCGGCAGTTCCGGGGCACGCTGCAGGAGATGTGGGCAGCGCGCGAGCTCGTGACCATCATCTCCGAGCTGGTCGACGCAGACGACTGGCTCATCACCGGCATCGACGAGAGCGCCGACAGCCGCACCGGCGAGGCATGCGTGCCCCGTGTTACCCTCCGGCGGCTCCGGTTCGCCAGCCGTCAGACCGTCCAGATTCCGCCACTGCCGGTCAACGAGCGGCGCATCTCGCAGACCATCGACACTGGCGCGCAGGCGGCAGGCGACGGCACGGCCGGCGACGATGCGGCAGCGGACGCTGAGCTGGAGCGCAACGAGACCGCGCTCTACAACGAGATCTACGGCGACGGCAGCGCCACGCCCCTCGATGCCTCCTTCGTTCGCTCGTTTCTGGGGCTGCCATGACCACCCAGCGCATCCCCATCACCCGCAATGCGGCCAGGCAGGAGCAGACCGTTGCCATCGATGGCGTCCGGTACCGGCTGCAGCTCGAATGGTCGTACCTGCCAGAGGCGTGGTACCTGTCGCTGCGGACGATCGACGGCACGCCACTGCTGACACGTCGACCTCTGCAGCCGGAGACGCTGCTGCTGCAGGGCTGGGTGGCGCCAGTGCGTCCGCCGGGCGAGATGATTGTCGTGGGCGCCTCCGCACCTGCCCGCACAGAGCAGCAGGCCATCAATGGCGACAGCGCAGAACCGACCATCCCGTACGAGGCGCTCGGCTCCACGGTGCAGCTCATCTACATCCCTGTCGCTGACCTCGAGGCGTTCGCCAGTGGGGCCGCATGACTGAGCTCTTCCTTCGCAGGGCGGAGCTGCAGGTCGAGATAGGCACCGGCGAGGCCCGAGTCTGGTCGGACCTGCGCATCGCGTTCAAAATCACCCTGAAGCGCGGTGGACGACCAGAGCCCGGCGAGGCGAGGGTCTACAACCTATCGGCAGATTCTCGTGCATGGCTCGATCGCGACGACGCCAAGGTCACTCTGCGTGCTGGCTATGACGCTGACCGCAGCGGCGGCGCCATTCCCATCGTCATCAAGGGCGACATCATTCGCGTCGAGCACGACCGCCAGCGCGTTGACTGGGTCTCGACGATGCAGGTTGCGGACGGCGAGCGTGTGCGCCGGTCGACACGAGTGTCCCTGACCAGCGAGGAGCAGACCCGGCTTGAGGTGCTGCAGCAGATTGTCGGCGGCACTTTGGGTCTGCGTGAGAATGCAGCCGCCACTGATGAATCATGGCAGGAGCGCTATGTCGGCGCCCTCGACGGCAGTCTCGACCTCGTCATCACGGAGATTCTGCCGAGCGGTTGGAGCTGGATGATAGAAGACGGCGACGCTGTGCTGGTGCCACCGAACGGCGTGCTCGATGATCGTGCACTCGTTGCCAGTCCGGACACGGGACTCATCGGATACCCAAAGCCGCGCAAGCGACAGACGGGCAGGCGCACGACCATCCAGGGGCTGGAGGCGCGGGTGCAGCTCTACGCTCCTCTGCGTCCCGGCCGAGTCGTCGACCTGCGCAGCGAGCGGTACACTGGTATCTACACCGTGGCAGAGGTCACCCATCAGGGTGATACCCACGGCGGAGACTGGGTCAGTGACCTACTGCTCAGGGAGCGATGACGATGGCCGATGACCTGCAACTACCCTCACTGTCTGACATGATGAGCGGCATCGTCGGAGGTGCGACTGCGTCGATGCAGACGGGCATGCCGGCAGAGGTGGTGTCGTTCGCCGAGGGGCCGCCGGCGCGGTGCTCGGTGCGACCGCTGATTCGGCGAGTGGACCCGGAGACGGGCGAGGAGTCCTCGCTACCTGTCATCGTCGATGTGCCGGTGGTGTATCCGGCTGGTGGCGGGTTCCGCATGAGCTGGCCGCTTGCCGAGGGCGACCAAGTGTGGCTGGCGTTCGGGTCTCGAGACATCGGCGGGTGGAAGACGGCAGGCGCTGCAGCTGGCGGTCGCTCCTCGAGGCGGGCGTCGCTGTCGGATGCGGTCGCCTTTGCTGGGTTTGCTCCGTCCTCCGGAGCGCCGGCGATTGAGCTTGTTGTCACTGAGGATGGCAAGCTGCGGCTGGGCTCGCCGGCGGTGGACCTCGTCGCCAAGTTGCAGGAGCTGGTGTTGCTGCTCTCCACGACGACCGCTGGCCCTGACCCTCTGAGTTCGGCGTCGAGCCTCGTCACGCTCGCCGCTGAACTCACAACCCTGGTGGACTCATGAGTGACATCCGACTCGACTGGATAACGATGGACCCGGTGTTGCCGGCGGTGCTCGAAACCGACCCGGTGCGGCTGGTGGCCCAGCGCATCCTTGTCGCCCTCCGGACGGCTGCGGGCACGTGGTGGCTCGACCGTGACTTCGGGCCGCGGTACTTCGAGACCTGGCTGAAGAAGGCGCCGGACCTGCGCCTGGTGGAGTCGGACTTGCGGCGCCTGCTGTTGGCGGTGCCAGGGGTGCTGCGCGTGGTGTCGGTGACGCTGGTGCTCGATGCGGCGTCGCGGGTGCTGCGCGTGTCGTTCGAGGTATCGACGGATGCGGGAGTGATCACGGCGGCGACTGTCGCCGGCGAGGCGCTGCCGGGGGATGTGTTGCAGGCTGGGCGGTTCTATCTGTTGATGAGTGGGCCGAGTGGACAGCTTGGGTTGGGTGCTGGGTTGTCATCACTGTAGCTCGAACAAAACGCTGGACATCGAGATCCTCCGCAGTGCACGATCGCTCTCGCTGCCGATGATGTCTCCACATTGAGTCTGCAGCCCTGTCCTGACGCACCCGCCCGCCTGCCCCTGTGGCGGGTGCCGACGGCATGGTGCGCCACGCTTCCAATTTTGCGCGCTCGCAGTGCACACTTGTGCGGTGGACGCATGTTGCGCCGCACAAGTGTTCATGCCGGGCACGTACAGATTCTGGAGACACCATGCAGACCGACCCATCCACCTGGGGCTATACCGACACCGGCTTTGTCCGCCCACCGCTCGCCGACCTCATAGAGCGCTACATGGACCAGTTCGAGATCGAGCTGCAGCAAGCCGGCATCGCCGACTGGAGACAGGTCCGCAACCCGACGAACGTGCTCTATATCTTGGTGGCGGCGCAGGCGAACGTCATGGACTCAACCTATGGCGTGATGGAGCGCCTCTGGCAGCAGATGCAGGCAAACACCGCCACAGGCCTCGCGCTTGATGCAGCAGCCGGGCTGGTGCGTGTGACGCGACTCGCTGCAGCTCCGTCGCTCGTGCGCCTGACCCTGACCGGTACCGCTGGCATCGTCATCCCAGCCGGCACGCGATTCCGAGGCCCAGCTCTCGGGTTGTACGCCTTGAACGAGGCTGTCACGATTGGCGTGGGCGGCACGGTCGAGGGGCTGTGCACCTCGGTTAGTCCGGGCGACTGGCCCATCGTCGACCCGGTCGCGATTGTGAACCCCATCTTCGGGCTCGACTCGGCGGCGGTTGCTGCGCCTTACTCGCCGGGCCGACTCACCGAGACAGATCCAGAGCTGCGACTCCGGTACCGGGCCACCGACTCACGCTTCGTCGCTGGCCGAGGCACCGAGAACGCGATCCGCGCATCCCTCCGCGCAGTGCCGGGCGTCACAGCTGTGGACGTCATCTCGAACCGGCAGGACATCCCAGACGGCGAGGGGCGGCCTGCTCACTCGTTTGAGGCCATCATCTACCCGTCGATCGACGCGACGCGTGTGGGGCCGGTGCTGTTGTTCCACCAGCCTGCTGGGGTTGGGGAGACGGTTGGCACCCAGACGTGGGAGACGGTCGACGACAGCGGGACTGAGAGGACGCTGCGCTGGAACGTGGCAGATGCTGTGCCGATGAAGGTGCAGATCACGGGGTTGAGCGTGGAGTCGGGCAGTGCGGCTGAGTACACGACCGCGATCCGGACCGCTGTTGCCGCGTTCGTAAACGCGCTGCAGGTGGGCGAGACTGTCAGCTACGCCCGACTGGTCGCGGCCATCGTCGCCGTTGACGGGGTGTCCGACGCCTCCCTGATTGAGCTGGCGAAAGTGTCGGGCTCGTTCGGCACCACCGGCGTGGTCATGACCTATCGTGAGAAGGCGACGATTGCCGATGCCGACACGCAAGTGACGTTCGCCTAGTCACACAGGTCGTCGTCGGACATCGATGTAGGACCAGAGCCGGAACAGAACCGCGCTCGCTCCAAGAGGGATGCCGACGATTCCGCAATGCAGCTGACGCAAGCGGTCTTGCACCAGGAGTCCTCGAGGCAGGCGGGGCACGCCGCCGCGACCTCCAGATTGTAGTCCACGACGCAGTCTCGACATTCGTCACTTCGCGATTCGCTGACCCGGCCTTCGAGGCATTCCTCAAGTGTCTCATCGCCGTCGATGACGTCCGTCGTGCCCGCACACTCCCAACCAAGGTTGTGTCGGTAGCCTTGGCCTTCCTCACACCCCGGCTCCGTTCTCCAAGCCGGCACCCCCGCACATTCAAAGAACTCCGCCCGGCACTCCGTCCACTGGCAGTGCGCACACTCCCACCCAGTCGCATCCTCGGCGCAATCCTCAAAGCACCCCTCGTTCAACCCGCACTCCGCAAGCTCGGCATGACACGTCGAGCACCCGGGCGTCAGCTCCGACCCGTCATCGACGCACGACGTTGTGCAGGACAGCACGTCATCCGGGGCGACATCACGCCCGCAGTCGACCAGGCATTCCCACGCCAGCGTCTGGAGCGCCTCGCGGTCTTCCATCGGGGCAGAGTCGAAGGGGCTGGTGCAGAGGCTCTGGGGGCCGGTGTCGGGTTCGGCATCCGAGTGGTTCAATTCTTGGTCAACGGCGTCCGACTGGTCCAAATCAGGCGCTGAGCCGCCATCTGTCTGGGCGTCTGAGTGGTTCAATTCTTGGTCATCGGTGTCCGATTGGTCCACGACGCTGTCCGGGACGGTGCCCAGATCAGTGCTCGCGGTGTCGCCGGCGTCCAGTTGGGTGGGCGAGAAGCTGGTGACCGGGCCCGTGGCGTCGTCGGCGCAGGCGAAGAGCAGGACGGCCGCGAGGGCCGGTAGGGTGTGGCGATTCAAGGGGTCCTCCATGGGTAGACGTATAGTGGGTGCGACCTGCTCACGCCAACCCCGCCCAGCCAGCCAGCCGAACCGCCCGATACAGCAGCGCCAATGGCCCGCCAGCAACCACCTCATCCGCCAGCTGCTCACCGGTGACCGCTCCACCACCCGCCAGCGCGACCAGCCCATCTATGCCGCGAACCACCTCAAACACCAAACTCGGCCAAGTCAGCGCCTGATTCGTCTCACCGTCCTCCTGGTGGTACCGCAGCAGCGTCGGCGGCGGCATCAACAGCTCGTATAGCCCAGCGCCGCCTCGCCCCCTCTTCGCCTCCTCGGCAATGTCGATAGCGCCCGCGCCGCCGAGCGCCCGCAAGGCATTGTTGATGTGCCGGTGGTTGAGCGGGCGAACTGCTCCGCACGCTCGCGCCAGCTCAACGCGACCAGCGCGAACTCCCATCAACCCGAGCGAAGGGTCGCAGGCCTCGTCCGGGTCGACGAGAGACCAGAGCGCAATGAGGACAAGGTCCGCGTCTGAAGTCTCGACCCGCATCAGGCTTCTGTTGTTTTAAGGGGGAAGGCCACCCAGCCGTTTCCATCGGTCCACATGCCATACTCCTTCCCGTCTTTGGTGGCGCGCTCGAATTCGCGTGTGCCCGCGACGTGCTCAAAGTCGCCGTGGTCAGCAATCCACTCGCCGCCAAAGTCCTCGATGGCCTCAGCGAAAGTGCAGCGCTCGTCGCCGCAGTAGATGAAGGACCGAGTGTCGCGGGCGGTGTTGAATGCGGTGTTGAGGGCGTCTGAGATGCTCATGGTGTGCTCCGTGGGTTGGCGGCGAAGGACCGTTCCTTCAGCCTGATGAGATGTATCTATACCCACTCGCCGCCCGTGTCAATAAATGTAACGAAGAAAATGAACAAGGGTTGAACGCGCCCGAATCAGCTCACCGGGGCAGTGCCTCCAACTCCTGCGCCAGCGCCGACCCCTCCGCATCATACGGCTCGGTCCTGAGGGATGCCGTAATATCGCCACCCGTCTGGGGAGTGGACGAGCCAGTCGACCGTCCCGCACGACGCGAGCGCCGCCATAACCACACCATCTACGCTGATCCGGGCTGACTGCTCAGGGTGGTCGGTCATCGGCGGGCCGAACGCGACACGCGAGGGTGCCATGACGCCCCACTCCTCGGACAGGAGGGCCGGCGGCGCAAGTTGCCGAGCGGCCTCCTGGTAGGCGTCGAGGAGTCGGAGACTCCCGCCCCCGCACGCGGCGGTCAACGCCACGAACGCCGCGTCACGGTGCCGGTCTTCTGCCCGCGCCCATTCCGGGCCACCGGTGGCGATCTCTAAATCAACCTCGCCATCCGCAAAGTCTATATTGATGGAGATCACGTCGACGCCGCCGCAGTCATTGACGCCGGCACCGTCAGGAAATTTACGCGCCACCGTGATCTCCATCTTGTTAACATAAGCGTTCACGCTCCACGCCGTCCGCCCGGTCATTGTCAAATGTGACACGGCCGGCCCAACGCCGGGCCATTCGCCGCGATCAGGGTGAGCCTCAAAGGTGGCGCGGAGCGCGTCGTCTGTCTCGTGCCCGAAGGCCTCGGCGAGGGTCATCACTGATGACCATTCGTGCCCGTATGCGCAGGCCATCCGATGCATTGTTTTTATCATCGTGTCATTTAGTATAGTCGTCATCTCTCATCTCCCTTTCCGCGCTGAATTGCGCAAGGCCACCGCTGGGGCTCGAACCCGGCTGCCCGCCTGTCG